AGGCGTGGTAACCGGCATTCCACTTCACCAGCACCTCTTGGAAGCCGTTGAAGGTGAGAGTACCCGTTTGCCCGGTAGTGGCGGCACTGGCTTGCGACAGCGTCACCGTAGTGCCACTGACAGCAGCCACAAACGTACCGGCTTGGACGTTCAGACCCGTGACCAGCATGCCGGTCTTGATCGAAGCGTTTGCAGCGGCCAGCGTCACCGAGGTGCTGTTGTTGCCAGTGGTCGCGGTTTGCGTCACCAGCAGTTGCGTCTCCGGAACCATCTGAACGATACGGAACGGAGCAGTAGCCGTGCGGCGCACGTTGCCCGAAGCCAGCATCAGACCGACGTTGGAGTTGCCACTGAAGTTGGAGCCCGAACCCGTGTTTGCGGTGGCAGTAGCCATCGGAGTCAGGTTGGTGCCCAGAGCAGCGGCAGGTACGCAGCCCAGCACGGGGGTGCCAGAAGCGTTGTACTGGATGATCGCAGCCTTGATGATGATGTCCGGGTCATCGCTGACGTAGGCCACAGCATCAGAAGCCACGGTGTTAGCCGCCCAGCTCTGATAGCGCTGCTTGCCGAACAGAGGACCGCCAGCCGGGGTGTATTCACAGCCCAGGAAGACGCCCAAAGTACCGCCGGTTTCTGCTGCTGCAGAGTTAAACGCCAGACCAGAAGTGATCAGCGTACCGTCAGAGGTGAACTTTACGGGATCACCAAAGTACAGGGAAGCGGTATACCCGCTGGCAATCGGGATCATTCGCGTGGAACCCGCGAAGACCTGACCACCAATCAGGTTAACCGGAATTAGGCCGTAAGGCCCTTCTACGGTAGGGTAAGCCATTTAAGACTCCTTGAATTTACGAGCCGCGTCCGAACGAAACCTCCGAGCGGCGCTCCCTAAACAGAGGCATCCGAGGATCATTCTCGCGCATGAAGTTGTTGTCCACTGACTGCATTTGCCCGTCCGCTTGTTTGCGGAAGTGCGCATCGCGCTGTTCAGTGAACTCCTTTGGTGTTTTGCAAAGCAGGAGACCGCCAATCTCAATGCTGTCTGGGAACTTGCCGGAGCCGGTGCCCATCAGTTGGATTTCAGGATGCTCGCTCGCTTTCACAGGCTCCCAGCCTTCGCGGAGCTTTGAGGAGACATTCATCGGGTCATTGGTCCCGAGAGTGCTGACGCGAATCCAACGGAAAGCATACCCTTCTTCCGGGTTCGGATCGGGCAGGAGTTGGGGAGGCATCCATTGCTTGGGCCTTTCAGCCTTGGCGCGGGTGTCCAATTCACGGGGATTACGTTCAGCCATTTTGTTTCCTCATATCTTCCGCAACCTGACGCGCATAGGCTTCCAGAGGAACCCCAAGACGCTTGGCGATGTTGACTTGTGATTGTGTAAGCACGATCTTTCTGGGCGCTGTGCTACGTGTGGCAGGTGCTACAACAGACGATCTCTTTGCTGGCTTTTCCGAGGGGAACGCATCTGGAAAAACCTGCCGTATACGGGAATTGATCTTCTCGTAATACTCGTCGCTTGTTGGATCGACACCGCCTTTCACAAGTCGTTCATGTGCTGCAAGAGCCAATGCCGTCATTTCTTCGTCTTTCCCAAACCACGGATTGGCATCCTGCCACGCACGGGCCTTGGAATCAACTTGCGGCACAAACTCTTGGGCTTGCGGGACGGGTTGTACCACAGATTCTTCAGGCTTTGCAACTGCCGGCCTGAAGTTATTTACCCGCTCTGCTCTAATTTTTGCAGAGGTTAATTCTTCTTGAGCCGTAACCAGGGCCTCAGAATCTCCAGCTTCATACGCAGCTTTGTATTTCTGTTTGGCCTGCTCAACTTCGTTGGCAACAACCTTCTTGGCCTGCTCAAGCAGTGCTTGTTGGCCTTGACCCAAACTACCCTGAAGGCGCTTGTTCTCTTCGACGAGGTTCTGCGCAAGACGTAGCGCTTCCTCGCGCTCACGCAACGCGGCTTCTTTTGCCCTGCGCTCTTCGTGATACCCCTTGGAGAAGTGCTGAATGCGCTTCTTCACGCCATCAGAATACTGCTCAAGCTCGTCGTCGGTGACTTCTGCCGGGGCTTCCTTCATGGGCTTGCGGCCCTTGTCCGGCTCAGGCGTATCGTCTACAACTTCAATCTCAGGCGCAGCTTCAACCTCATACTCCACCTTCTCTTCAGAAGTGACTACCGGGGTTTCGTCGGGGAACTTGAATTCTTCGTTTTGGACATTTGCCATGAGTTACTCCTTTGTCTCTTGTGGCACAAGCTCTTTAAGCATGCGGACTTTGCCTTCAAGGTAATTCATGTAACTCTGTTGCTCCACTGACCTTGCTTTCAGTGTGTTTTGCAGGTTGTCAAGCATGGTTACCATTTCATCAAGTCGCACGCGCATGCGCGACAACTCATACCAAGCGAAGTCATCCGTGACGCCGTTGTAGATAGTTTCTTCTTTATCCACGTTTGATCCCCCTTGGATCTTGCACAACCGCTTCGACGCTGTCGTCGTTGATCAGGCGGAACTCCTGACCGTGGATCTTCAGCCGCGTACCCGTGTTAGGGCGCACAAGGACAAAGTCTCCTACTTTGCATGACGGCCCACTGGGAAAGCGCAGGGGGTCTTTGTAGCAGTCTGGTCCCATCTTGGCGACAAACAGCACAGGGCTCATCACCTCTTCGAAGTGCATGGTCTGGCCCGCCTTAGCGAGTCCGCTCTCATACTCTTCTTCTGCCTTTGGTAGGACGCACAGCAGGTGATAAGTCACCGGATCAGGCACCTGACGGGCCTTTTCTGCTTCGGTTTGCGGCAACACCGTGGTGTTTTCGCCGTCACTTAGGAGTAGTTCACTCATCGTTTTCCATCTTTCGCACGAGGTCGGTTACAAAAGCATGCACGCGTGATAGACCTCGGATCTCACCGCACAAGTCCTTGTACTCAGCAAAATCCTTTGCTGAGCCTGAGATAAGCGCCTGCGCGATGGACTCGCGGCGCTCCTCAATTTCCTTAATGACTACGTCGAACGCAGTAGTCGCCATGTTTAATCCTTACTGTTTGGTTTGTGTTTTTTGACGCATCATTTGTTGCCTTGCCTTGATTGCGTCTGATTGAATTTGCTGCCGCAATTTTTGCTGGTGCATCTGCTCCTTTTGCTGAAGCTCTTGCTGAGCCCTTGCGCTCTTGGACGCAATCTCCTGCTGAGCCATCATGGCCTTGAGTTGAGGATCTTCCCCAGGGCGGCGTTGCGCCTCAAGTGCCAGACGCTGCTGCTCAAGCTGCAACTTGCCCTGCGCAATCTGGAAGTCCATCTGGTCGTTCTGAGCCTTGCGCTGCATCTCGGCTTGCTTCAACTGCAGCTCTGCCTGTGCCATCTGAAGCTCTGGGTTCATCGCCTGCTGTTGAGCCTGTTGTTGTGCAGCCATCGCTTGGTTCTGGACCATCGTGCGCTGTGCAGCGGCAGCAATTAGCGGAGCCAGAGCCTTTTCGTCTTCCGGCGCGATGGGAGCGTTTGACTCTTCATCCAGCGTGGGCAGCGGGACACCCAACGCCATCTCAACCTGAGCCCGGTATGCAAACGCTGCATGCTCTGCAATGTGCGCCATGAGAGCGGCCATCATCTGCTGCGCCATCGGGTTCTGCCCCAGCGTGGACATCACCTTCGGGTCTTGCATGAACATCTGGTGTGTGCCCATGTGGGCCTCGTGGTCCTGATACGCAAACGCTTTGATGGGCTTGCCCCGCAGCACGTTCATGTTCTCAGTCACGGGATCTTGCGGCTTCTGATCTTGCGGCAGCGCAACAAGTTTCTCGGCGTTCTTGATACCAAGAACCTCCAACATCTGCCGGTGCAACTGCGGCAGGTCGTAGATCTGTGGGGCACCCTGTGCGAGTTGCAGTGCAGCTTGGTACTGCATGATCCGCTGCGCCATCGTGGCCGCGTTCGGATCACTGACCGGGATCACCTCGACTACGTCATAGTCGGCCTGCTTGACCGACCGATCCCCGCCCTCAGGGGTGTACGCATAGTCAGGCGGCAGGAAGTCGCGGATGATGTTCTTCAGGAGCTTGAACTCCATGCGAAGAGACGCATGGACGCGGGCTTGCACCGCTGACATGGTTTTAAGCTGCCGCTCAAGGATAGCCAGCGTGGTGCCCACAGGGGCCTGGGCGCTCATGTCAGAGACCTTCAGGTCCGCGATGGCTGCAAGCCTGCGGCCTTCCTCCGTGATGCGCTCCAGCAGAGCGGCCAGAACTTGGCTCGGCTCCTTGTACGGCAGCGGCATGAGGTTGTCACGCACGGTTCCAGAAGGCACATCTACATCACGGAACTCGCCCGGAGCGATAGGCGTGTCGTCGCCCTTGATCCGCAAGCCACGGGTCTTCAAACCACCGGGTAAATTTGCCAGGGTGCCTGCGTCTACAAGTTGCCGGATGATGCTCGTCCCTGCACGGGCGTAGCCACCGATGATGTGGATGTATCCCAAGCCATAAGCACCGAAGCCGGGGATGTACGTGTACTGCACGAAGTGCTGGCGTTTGAGCTTGCGCTTGTCGTCCTCGTCCCAGTTGCGGCGGATGGCTAAAACTTCCTGGGTGCCACGGTCAAGCGTGACGACATAAGGCAGAGGCACATCGTCCTCATACCCCGGCATGTCCCAGTCAACGTGGATCTCAAGCAACTGGAAGCGGTCGTCGTCAGTCAGGCTGTAGCCTTGCTCCTCGGCCTTTTTCTTCTCGATGTCGGTAAGTATGCGCGTGGGCTCACCCAGGTCTACCTCACGGTAGAACCCAGCAACCTGCAGCTTCTTGACCTCGTTTTCGGTCTTTCGCATCACATGCGTGACACGCTCTGCCGTGTAAACATTGCTTGCCCCGTAGGGCATGATCAAGTCTTCAGCAGGCACGAACGGAGCAGCGGGCAGTTCCGTGCTCGGGTTCGGGTAGATCTTCTTGAAGGCAGCACCGGACAGGCCCAGGCTGTACAGCATCCGCTCGTGCTCTGAGCGGTAGTCGATCATCCGCTCGGTCAGCATGAAGTTCATGTCGTCACGGACACGATCTGCAGCCTCTTCCTTCATGCGGTCGATGGCACCGATGATCTGCGTCTTGACCGGACCCTGAGCAGGGAAGGTCTCGGTAATCATTTCTGACTGGAACCTGATAGCAGCCTCAGTGAGGAGCGGAGAGTACACACCGCAAGCCCCCGACCAAGGCTCGGTGCGCTCTTCGTACTTCATGCCAAGGACTTCCAGGCCCTTGACAAACATCTCTGTCCAGTCTTTGCGACTGTTGATGTCCGCGTCCACGAGGGCGATCAGTTCCGAGGCAAGGGACTGCAGTTCTGAACCGTCCATGTACTCCGCGAGGTTCGCGTCGAACTGCTCCGCAGTCTCGGGTTCTGGCGTTAATTCAATTTCGACACCATCAATTCCGATGCTGACGGCGTCAGGGTTCTCAATTTCAATTTCAATCGCCGGTTCGTCGCTCATGGATGTCATGTCGAGCGGAGAGAGCGCTTGGTCGATATTCGTTGCCATGTTGTTTCCTTAATAGTACGCCGCTCTGCGGCTACTCTTGAAGTAAGTCACTTCTTCCTTTACGTCTGTTGGCAATCGGATAAAACCGCCTTGCCTGAAACGCAACAGCGCTTGAGTTGTCGAATCCACGAGGTCGTCGTTGGCACCGCTAGGAAAGTCGTTGCACTCCTCAATGACCTCTCTCGCCCACCGCCTGTCAGGTGCCCACACTATGCCTGAAGAAAACAGATCAGAGACAGCATTCACACGAGAAATCTTGTCTTGGCCCTTACCCGGAGTGAACTCTCCTATGGGCACTCCCATGCGACGTAGCTCCTGATAGAGAGCCGCTCCGTTGGACTTCTTCTCCACCACGAACGCATCGGGCTCCCACTCGTTATATTCTTCAAGTACGAGTTTCTTAAGCTCAGGGAACTCCATCCGCTTCTTGATGGCGTTCAACAATATAATGTTGAAGTTGTCTGTTTCCTCATTGAAGAATACCCCCCAGGTAGTCAAAGCATTGTAGTCCGCTCGGGTATTTGCCTCTTGGGCAGCGTCCAGCGACATAATGAGGAACTCGCATTGGGGAGGGTCATCTTTTTCCCAAATTTTCCACCATTCACGCTTAATTAATGCGCCTTCTTCAGATACGGGGTTCTGCATGTACTGGGCTTCCCAGTACCGAATATCCATACCCGCTTTTTTAGCAAGTAGCTCGTCAAGGCTCCAGAATTCACCCCAAAGTGGCTTTTCATTTAGAATTGCAGGGAATTCGACCACTTCCCACTGGTCAACGCCTTCTTCGCGTTGCATCTGGTTGACAATCTGGCCTGTCAAATCTAGCTTAGACCAGCGTGTCATCACGACAATAATGGCACCTCCAGGCATCAAACGCTGGATGGGACCCGACTGAAACCACTCCCAAGCAGGTAAAAATACGTCCGGACGCCCTGTTTTTGCGTCTTGTTCGCTGTGCGGATCGTCAATGATGAACAGGTCAGCACCTCGACCCGCCAGCGCACCACCTACGCCGATGGCAAAGTACTCGCCATTGAAGTTTGTACCCCAACGTGAGGCAGATTTGCTGTCTGCTTGCAGTTCGACCTGCGGGAATATGTCCTTATACGAGTCCGAACCCACCAGATTTCGCACTCTACGGCCAAAATTAACCGCCAAATCCGCCGTATGGCTGGACATAATGACCTTTTTGTGGGGGTATCTGCCCAAAAACCACGCAGGAGCGAGATAAGATATTAATTCTGACTTGCCATGACGGGGTGCAATATTCACAATCACCCGTTTTTTGATGCCGTTGGCAATATCTTCGAATATCTGGATCAATCTACGGTGGTGGGGGCCTACTTTATACCCCGGATACACGTGTTGGACGAAATCCAACAGTGAATCTTTACCTTTTGACTGAATATATTCGCTTTCCCAGCGTTTTAGCAGTTCCAGCGTCTTTCTTTTATCCGCTTCCGTCATGTACGGAAGGGATTTCTTCAACTGAAGTACCTTATCAGGCGTTAGTTGGCTCATTTTCGACTACTTCCACCATTGGCACGTCCACAGTTCGGGCTTCCAGCTTAGAAAGAGTCTCCAGAAGCTCGCGTTCAACCTCTTCCAGAGACTGATTCTTGACCGTCATCTCGGTGCGCTTCTTGAAGGCATCGACGCCATCGACTTCGCCCAAGGCTTTGATAGCTTGCAAGCGTACTTTTCCGTCAGGATGGGCGGATTCTTCGATCAGTTTGTTGACTACGAAGCGCTTGAGGTTGGCAAGCTCTTGTACAACCTGAGAGTCGTACTGAGCGACTAGCCCCGCAAGGTAGGCAATGGTCTCGTTAGGGTAGACCGCCATATCCGGGCGGATAGGCCCACCCTTGATGAGATCGGCAGCGATTTCTCTGGCTGCTGTCTGTGAACTCTCGTCGGGCGCAATGATCGCACCCGTGAGATCGGCAATCATTTTGATTGTCCGGGCCCGCATTTCCAACTCCTCGCGGGGAGTCATCTCTGGATACGCCTCTTGGGCGCTTGCAGGCAGGGGGATGTTGTCTTCGATGTCTGGTATGAGGTCCATAGGAAGTCGCACTATGAAACAGTGCGCGAAATGTAGCACGTATTTCGGAAAGGAGGTAGGAGTCCCTGACGGGGGGTGTTTCTAGATTGAGGGGGTGGGTCTCCAATCAAGACAAACAAAGTGAAGTGACGTATGGAACGAAGGACAAGTGACGTATGGAACGAAGGACAAGTGACGTATGGAACGAAGTGGAGTTTTGGAAAGTGCGGAGTTGTTTGTGTAGATCATGGGGTGTGGGGTGCGCGGGGGGACCCGTTGCCAGCTAGGAGGGTCCGGGTGCGGTGGGTCAATTCCCCTGAGAATTCGCTTTCGTCATTGGGTCATGCTATATACAAATCACTGGCCAACGCGGTGTTGTCCAGTGTTTATAGGAGGCCATCATGGCTAAGACAACTAAGGCGGATCGTTCGATCCTTGTTTCCCGTGGCATCATCAAGGCAACGCTGGAGAGTCTCAAGCGGGAAGCCGCTGAAGTGAAGCGTCGTGCAAGCGATCTGCGCAAAGCACGGTATACGGTCGTACAACCTGTTCTGACCCGGCTCTGCATGCTCCTCGATGGTGTACCAGAGAATGACCGATACGTCGGCGTCTCGAGTCACTACGGCAGAGTTGAGATTACGCTGGCTCTGTACAACCAAGACACCCTCAACAGTGATTTGGTTTGTAACCTGCTGACATACGCCAACGACGTTTGCCCCAACGCAAAGTCGAGGGACTACGTTGGGAAAGACTGGGGCGAACGTGAGCATCAATTCAGCGGCGACAATCTGAGCATTCGGATTGGGGTGCACGTCAAGTCAGACGGTACATGCCAGCGAGTGCTAGTCGGGACGAAGACGGTGCAACAAGACGAATACAAGTTCGTCTGTCCAGAGTAACCCAGCAGGGTAGCAAGGCGCGGAGCTTCGGCTCCGCGCCTTTTCTTTTGGCCCATTGATGCCAGTTCTTGGTCGTCGCGCGTGTCTGGGCGCGGGCGTGGGCGCTAGATAGCGGCTCAGTTCCTCCTGAGAAGTTGATTAGCACCCCAGTATCAGCTATACAAACACTACAGAACAACGACGCGGTGTCGTTGCGTATGCCTCAACGCACTACAGGAGCAAATCATGAGTGCAAAGCAAAAGACCCCGGTTTCCCCGTTCTATCAGCCTACATCTCTCAAAGATGCGGGATACAAGGGCGCGCAGAGTGTAGAGACGCTGGCAGCAATTGCTGCTTACGTGATGACGCTGCAGCCTGACGTTTCGGAGAATGGTTTGTCTGCCGAAAACAAGGCCGGACTCGCAGAGGGCTGGATGTTGCGCTATGGGGAGATCAACCCTGGTCAGCGTTACACAAAGGAATGGAACCCGCTTTCTGCCGATGCCCCGACTCAAGAGGGCGAAATGATAGTGACGGTGCACTTTGCAATGTCGTTCACGCAGCAAGAGTTTGGCAAGTTCAAGGGCACTGACCCTGGCAAGTACGGTGCGGTGCAACCCGTGCGCGAGAAGTTCCAAAAGTACTGTGCTAATCGGGTAGCTGACCTGATGACGCAGATCAAACGCATCGTCAACGATGCCAAGCCCCGAACACGGGTTCAGGCCAAAGACTATGCGGATTGGCTGTCTGGCCAATTGGACGAATTCAAGTCCAGGGCAAAGACTGCGAAGTCCAGGGGAGACGCAACAGCCCCTGACGAAGCAAAACTCAGGATGGCAATCGATGCCTTCCGGAAGGCCTTAGGCTAACCCTCACGCCCCACGATGCCCCGCGCATCGTGGGGCTTTTTTTCGTCCGCGCTATTTGAAACCAGTTCTTAATCGTCGCGCGCGTGCTCGCGTGTGCTGGCGCAAGGTTTCGCGCAAGGTTGTTATTTAGGACGCCAGCCTCGGCTGAGCCACTAATTAGCGATTCAGTGTTGTATGTACTGCTAATCAGTCATTTTGTTCTAGAGTTCCACGAATACGTCATTGTTCTAACCTATACGTCACACTACACCCTGGAACAATGACGTATAACCAGAACACTGGAACAAAAACCACTATGGATAAAAAAAGTCCACCTATTGAGGTGGACTAACCTTGATCACAAGGAGGGAGAAAGCAACTGAACCCGATTTGTGCCGTAAAATTTCAACATGCACTGGATGTGCATGTTGCCAGAAAAAATCCGTTTTGTCAAGTAACCCTACTCAGAAGTAGGAAATCCGCCCGGAGGCGGATTTTGCTCATTTGTGACGTTTAATTTCAACATGCACTGGATGTGCATGTTGCCAGAAAAAATCCCGTTTGTCAAGCCCTTTTTACCCCTATTTTTGTTCCAATGTTCTAGTCGTGTTCCAGAAAAAGTTAGTGGTTCCTTACACGTAAGTTGTTGTCACACAAGGGAAATTCGGATTTGTTCCCACTGTTCTAGTGTTCTAGCCAAAATGAGGGGTGACGGTAAAGGGCATGAATTTTTTGGTGGAACAGAGAGGTCAAGCGAGGTTTTGCAAGAAGTTATCCACAGAAAAAAACATGGTCTCCTAGGAGCCCTCCCCCCTCTAAACTTAGAACAAGAACAAAACATCATTTTTCTCTTTATATTCAAGCACTTACAACCGTTCCTTGCACGTTCTACACAAGATTTTTTTACGTCACTTGGAACAAATCCTGGAACAACCCCCATTTGTGCCCTATAATACGTCACAAATGACGTATCCGAGCCTTCTAATAAACAAAGTTGCCCAGAAGTCTTGACATACGTCACAAAACCCCCTATAATGCGCGTGTTGGGGCAATGCGCTCTGACACAGTCCTATTCAGTCGCCCACCGTTATGGAGTCAGTCATGTACGCTCGTCCCGCTCGTTCCCCCATCCTTGCTGGGTTTGTATCTATCAGCCCAGCCACGCATGAGTTCCTACCTAGAGCCACCCGCAAGGCTCTGCGCGTAGTGAAGCCTGCCGCAATCCCCCAGACCTACACCAACTGGGATGCAGACATCCCAGACATCTGCGACTCCGACGATGCCCACATCCTGCGGGCCAATACGGTCGATCCTGACTTCGACCTCGACGGGGCTGCGGAATTCAGCGACTCAGACGGGTCTGAAGACCTGCAAGGTCTGACCATCGTCAATGCCTGGGAGTACGACTTCCAAGGCTACAGCGTCCTTTGAGGAGCCTGCCATGTCTCGCATCAAGTCCTTGGTCTTCGACGACCAGATGAACTTCCGTGTCTTACCGGAAGTAGTCATTCAGCGCAGTGTGAGTCACTCCACACTGCTCCGTCTGCAGCGGGACCCTGCCCGCTTCCTCCAATGGTGCCGCCTGCGCACCATCCTCAAGCCTCACTGCCGCACCTCCCACGTCTGGGAAGACCCCATCGACGGCACACCCCTGGAATCCCATCGGTTCAAGATCGATGAGTGGATCTGCTCGTTCATCGTCGAGCGTGGAGAGATCAGCGAGTGGTCCTTCAGCCACATCACCTGCGACAACTGAACCGAGGAGGAACCAACTCATGAAGATGAAGCCCCTATGTGTCGCCTGTGGTGACACCTACTCTGCCGCCCGTCGTCTAGCGGGCTACCAACTCTGCCTGCCATGTGGCGAGGACCGGGCGCGAAGCGTCCGTCACACCATCGTGCCGATGCACAAGTCCAACTACCTGCTCATCACGGACAGAGACGACCTGCTCGGCATCAACAACAAGGGAGGGATGTACAGATAACAACCCACCACACACTGAACCACTAACCACACCTTCTTCATCCCCAAAGGAAACATCATGTCAATCGACACAACTCTCTCCGCCCCTTCGCACCTCACCTCTCTGCACTCATCCTGCTACGTGGTATCCGTCGAGGTGTCCACGTGGGTGGGCACAAAGCAGGACAAGACAGTCTCCAACGAGGTGACAACCCAGAAGAAGGCATCTGCCGATGCTGGCAAGTTCACCAAGATGCTGATGGCAGGTAACGCCACGCACAAAGCCCTGGTCAACCATCGGCAGACGGTCTACAACTGGCTGCAGAGATGCACGTATGACTGGGCGGGTAAGTCTCGCTTGTTGCCAATGATGCAACTGCCGAAGTTCCAGAAGGAGTACGAGCAGCACTTGGCGCAGTTCAACCTGCTCAAGGAGAAGTTCGCTGCCGAGTACAACGGCATCGTGGCGAACATGGCCTTCGAACAAGGCGACCTGTTTAACAGGGCAGACTACCCTGACCTGCAAACTATCCTGGCTAAGTTCAACATGCGCTTGCTGGTCACTGACGTGCCGCGTGGTGACTTCCGCAACGCGGTCAGCGAGGAGTTGGCGTCCGACCTGCACACCCACTACCAGAAGCAGACCGAGACAATCGTCAAGGCAGCAATGGACAAAGCTGCAACGCGGTTGGTCTCTCTGGCCGAGCGTGTGGCCCACGCCTGCTCTGAGCCTGAGGAAACCGTGGCCGAGGACGGCACGGTCAAGAAGGGACGCAGACCCAAGATCGTCGAGTCCACATTCGACCAAGCACGGGAGATGTGCGCGATCCTGCGTGACTTCAACCTGACAGGCAACGAGGAGATCGAGGAAGCCCGCGCAAAGCTGGAGTCCGCTCTGCGTGGCGTGTCAACGGACGACCTGCGCGAGTTCGCAACAAAGCGCAAGGCAGTCAAGGACGAGATGGACGACCTGCTCACACAGTTCGGAGCATTCAAGCGCATCGGGCGCGACGAGGAGGACGACGGGGACGAGTGATCCCCCTGAGAACTTGCAAAATTAACGCGACATTTTTTCCCTCAATCAGTTCTTCATTCAGTAAGGAAGTCTTAATCATGGCGAACATCAGTTTCACCACCACCGTCACCCTGGACCAAGCAGCCAACCTCATCGAGGTGACAGGCGACGAGGTGACAAACATCCTCGTGGCCGAGCCGGGTATCGGCAAGACCAGCATCCTCAAGATGCTCGAAGAGCGCATGGGTGATGGGTATGACTACATCTACGTGGACTGCCCCGTCAAGGACATGATGGACATCGGTGCCAACATCCCGAACCACGAGACCCGCACCCTCGACTACTACGCCGCTTCGCTGTTCAAGCTGTCAGGACCGGGCGCAAACCGACCCAAGGTCATCCTGCTGGACGAGTTCTTGAAGGCTCCGAAGCTGATGCAGATCATCTTCACGCGCCTCATCCTTGAGCGCATGGTGGGTGACGTGCCGCTGCCCAAGGGGTCATACGTCTTCGCTACATCCAACAACGTGACGGACGGGGTGGGCGATGCAATCCTCGGTCACGTGGGTAATCGCGTGGCTGTCATCCACGTGCGCAAGCACAAGGCAGACAAGTGGAATGCGTGGGCCAGCAAGGCGGGTATCTCACGGGTCATCCGCACATGGGTCGCTCTGAATCCTCGGTGCATGGCGTCGTACCTCGACGGCAACCAAGAAGATAACCCGTATATCTTCAAGCCGGGTAAGCCGGGACAGTTTGTGTCTCCCCGCTCCTTGGCCAAGGCGAACGTGCCCATCTCCCGTAAGGATCGCTTGAGCGAAGACGAGTTGCAAGCGCAGCTCGCTGGCATCCTTGGCGAAGCTGCTGCCCGGTCGATGTCAGCGTTCGTGTCGATGAGCGACAAGGTACGAGATGTCAAGGACGTGCTCGCTGATCCGAAGGGCATCGACGTGCCAGAGGATATCGCTGCCCAAGTCATGATGATGTTCCAGGCTGTCGATGTACTCGAAACACAGGACGAGTTGTCCGCGTTCATGGAGTTCGTGAACCGCATCAAGTCAGCCGAGGTGCAAGCGATCTTCTTCACGATGATGGCAAACCAACGCATGAAGCTGGCAAAGAACAACTCAGCCATCCGTGAGTGGATGCGTGTGAACTACGTGCTGGTGTAAGGAGAAAGCAATGAGCAACGAAACCGGAGGCCGTATGAAAACCTATTACGTCCAACTGGTGAAGACCATCTACGTCCTCATCAACGCTGAATCAGAAGAACAAGCCGCTGAAAAAGCAAAACAGGACAGCGAGGGGTTCGCCTACGACGGGCACTGGGCCCACGCAAAACCTATGGTGTATGACGTATCAGAACAAGGAGTCTACGATGCTTGACCTCGAAATCAGAATCAAGAAGGCCCACGTGGCGCTCATGCGCCACCCCGAGACTGCGCTGTACTCGGGCGTGATGATGGCAGGTAGTAGTTCAGTCTCGGATGAGCCTATAACTGCGGCGACTAATGGACTGGACAAGTTCTACGGCAGAGCATTCATGTCTAAGCTGTCTGATCAGGAGATCAACGGCATCGTGCTGCACGAGAACCTGCACGTGGCGCTGCGCCATCTGGTCCACAACCGTGACCTCTTCAATGAAGACAAGCGCACGGCAAACATAGCAGCAGACTATGTGGTCAACGGGATCATCAACGGGCTGAAGGACACGAGACTGTGCAAGCTTCCGCAAGGGGCGCTGCATGACCCTCAGTACGACGGCATGTCGATGCGGGAAATCTATCGCCTCCTGAGGAAGAATAAGAAATCTCAACCGCAGCAGCCGGGACAGCCATGCCAGAATGGACAGAATGGTGATCCATCTAATCAGTCTGGTCAGTCTCAATCCGGTAAGGATGATCCATCGGAATACGGTGGATTCGACGAGCACGACCTGAGCAGTGGCCCAGCCGACGCTGAGGAACTAAAGAAGGTGAGCGAGACAGTGGACCGGGCGCTGCGTGAGGGTGCCCTGATTGCTGGTCGGTTCGGGGTTGATATCCCCCGTGCTATCGGTGAGTCGCTGGAACCGCAGGTTGACTGGCGGGCAGAGTTGATGGACTTTGTGGTGAATGCAACATCAGGCAAGGATGAGTACTCCTGGCGTCGCTACAACCGTCGAGTCATCGACACCATGCTCCTGCCTACCACTGTGAATGAAACGATAGGAGAGATTGTTGTTGCCATCGACACATCAGGTTCTATCGGCGGCAGCGAACTCGGACTATTTGTCTCAGAACTGGTATCTATCTGTGAGATGGTAA